CTATATAGGGTGTAGTTGCAGCAAGTGACTGGTAAACATGCAGAGTGACTTCATTAATGTGTTCTCCTAATGCATGTTTATGTATCAAGAAGTAATTTCCCTTTACACCTAAGAGCTGGGTAAGACCAGGTCTTCCATCTCTCAGTCCTGTTATGCGAACTCTTCTCCGTGCATTTTTAAGACACAAAGGTGAATTATTGTAATGTCCCTTATGTGCAGGAGAATAGTCATTGTGAATTCTATTCCATATCTCATGTTCTTTAGTTTTAACCCTTGGATAAGAAGAAGCCGCCGATATATCCTGCTCAACTGAAAGAACAGAACCTTCAGTAGTTCTTCTAATTCTCGTCAAATACATGAATAGCACGATAACAGAGGCAACAACTGCACATCCAGCAGCCGCCTTAGAATACTGATTTTCATCTGATAAGCAAAATCTACTGGAATCGAATTTCATATCAAAAGAATTTGTTGGTACAAAATCTTTTAAATACTTTTTGGCTTTCAAATATTTCTTGCTTAGCGAAGACTTGAGATTTGAATAGGAACCTTCGATAGTTGCTTGTGCATTACCAACAATACTTCGCAACTTCTGCGTTATCCTTATATACACTAACAGTTTAAATATTTCTTTGATGTTAATTGACAAACCCAAGAAAGTAGCAAAGACAGCTATATATATGGAGTTCTCAAGTATTCCTGATTCCGTCTCCATTTCTGCAGATCGAAGGAGTTCTTTAATGCACTTATCAATTGGATGTACAAAGTCTTCTTTAATATCTTCATTGTGTTTATCAATAAAAGAGTCAAAAGTGCTCATCACTGCTCCTTGCTTCTTGATATGATGATCAAAAACACAGCCTAAGTGATTAGAAAAATCATTCCAATCTTGAAAGAATTCAGTGTGCTTTTCAGTATTAATATTTCCAACTGCTGTATGCGTGGTATACTCAAACCTCCAAATGTCAGGATTGAAACCAAGCCCAACTTTCCTCGAATCCAATTCACAACATCCATCAACTCTGTACTCTGGTTTAACAGAAGGAGTTATAATTATCATTCTTCTTAAGTAAGCTGCAGGAGAAACAAATGCTTGCTTCAGATAGTGATGGATGTCAATTTGATTTGTATCCCCAATGACTAGCAACGGTGATGCAAATACTTTCCCCTTATCTTCAGCGGCTGCCACATTCATAGGAACCTTCAAGGAATCAACAATTGATGTTATTTCTTCAAATATTTCATCTCCTTGTGTCTTCACGATGTTAGGTGCCTTAGCAAACAATTCAGAGTATTTGAATATGATTTTGTCTGGTGTTAACGTGTCATTATACTGTGATCCCTTCACTTTTGCGAAAATTAGGCTGTCAGAAAATTTGACGCCCAATTTTTGCAATATAACTGTGAGACCATTTTAATAATCTTACTTTTCCCTATTCCCGGTAGTCCAGACACTACAATAAACAAAGGAACGAAACGCTCACCCGCGTTAAGTTCAGCTGAAATTGAATTCATTCTATCTTTAAGGTCCAACATCTTA